ACTATACAGTTGCCGGTCGTTGTGATTGCATTGCAAATTATGAAGGTGTACCATCAATCATAGATTTTAAAACTTCTACAAGAGAAAAGAATGAAGACTGGATTGAAAACTATTTTATTCAAGGTAGTGCTTATGCCGAAATGTATAAAGAACATTTTGGTGAGGATATCGAACAAGTTGTCATATTAATAGTGACAGAGGAAGGCACAACACAAGTGTTTAAGAAAAACAAAAAAGATTATCTACCTAAACTTAAAGAGGCAGTAGAGAATTTTTACAAATGGATAGAGAAAAATAATGTCAATTAGATTATATAGATTAACAACAGGTGAAGACGTTGTAGGCGCACCTCAAGAAAAAGAACATACAACAACACATACAGCAATTAAGAAACCTTTTGTGTTAATTCCAATGCAAGGTAAACCTGGCGAGAATGTAAGAATAGGTTTTCAGCCATATATTCCATATACAGAGGATGAAATCATAATGGTTAAAAAAGATAATATAATCTGTAATACCACACCAGGTGAAAACATACTTAAAGCATATGAAACAAATACTACAAATTTAGTAAAACCTGATACAAAGTTGATAATGTAATGAAAAAAATTAGTATATTACTTATTACAATATTATTTGTTAGTTGTACATTTAAAATTAAAGCAGATGAACATGAGGGATTTGTGGATAATACTTTTCAAACAATACCTGTACCTACATTTTGTGGTGCTACTGTAAAAGTTTTATATCAGATAATGAATACTTTTAAAATGAGATATGTAATGAGTGGTGAGGTAAGAACAGGCGGTCTTCCTGATGGCACTATGATAGGTGCAACATCTTTTTGGTATAATGAAAAAACTAATAAGGGCATATATGCTATGACAATGCAAGACACAGGTTTAACATGTATGTTGGCATACGGTATAAACATAAAATTTGAAGAGGATATGATGTTAGATATTATTAATGAGGAAATGAAATAATGGCAAAACAAAGTGAGGCGTTTTATCGTCTATTAGATAATATGAAAGAAGTACATGATATGAAACGTCATGATTATGCTTCAAAAGAAGATGTATTTAAAAATTTTAGAACATGTGAAATGGCTGGCATACCTGCATGGAAAGGTTGTGCCATAAGAATAGGTGATAAGTTTAGTCGCCTGATGTCGTTTGTTAAACAAGAAGAACTAAAAGTAAAAGACGAGAGCATAAGAGACACACTAATTGATATGGCAAACTATGCTTTAATTTGTGCTATTCTTTATGATGAAGAAAAACAAAAGGAAAATAATGACACCTAAACAATTTGCTCTAGCAATAGAGAAACGAGCAAGTAAGAAAAGAATAACACATATGGAAGCAGTTTTGGATTATTGTGCTGAGAAAGAAATAGAACCAGATCAAATTACACATTTAATTAATAGAACACTAAAAGACAAAATTAAAATGAACGCACAAGATTTAAACTTTTTACCAAAGACGGCAACACTACCAGTTTAATGAATGAAGGATATGAAGCATACAAAAAGTACCTCAGTATTAAGTTACATTTTTCAAAAGATGAATATGATTTCTTTAAGTATAATGGTGAAACTAATGCTAAGTACGAAACGTTTATACAACGTAATGATAAGTATTTTTTTGTTAAGGCTGCAAGAAAATACGGCGATAATATTGTTGAATATTTTGTTAGCAATTTCATATCTAATAAATCTCCTTACATTAAGGATATGAACAATGATGTCTATTTACAAAGACAAAAAAGAATTGATGGTCTTACATATTATTTTGAAAGAGATATAGAACAATTATTAAGAAAAAGTGAAAAGAATTTTAATAAGATTTTTAAAGTAAATAGAGGACAACACCCCATATTAATTAAAACATATTTAGCAAAAAGAGTATCACTAGAAACATTATGTATTCTAAATGATTTATTAAACTACACTAAAAACTTTAGTAAAGAAATAAAGGATGATATTATATGGCCAACATTGAGACGAAAGATAGAGAAGTATGGACCTTTTCTGACATACAACAAAGAAAGAATGAAACTAAATCTAAAAAAAATGTTATGACAGAAAATTTATTTGTATTAGGTAATGGTGAAAGTCGTAAAGACATAGATGTAGAATTACTAAAAGTAAAAGGTAAAGTTTACGGCTGCAATGCGATATTTAGAGAACATACTATTGATGGTTTGATTGCAGTTGATCCTATGATGACACATGAAATATATCGTAGTGGTTATTGTGATAATAATAAAGTTTACTTTAGGGATTGGGATGATATGCCTGCTGATCAATATGAAATGATGAAAGAGGCACAATCTTCTAATATGAAAGAACCTACAATAAGAGAATGGAAAAGTAATCCTGAAGGTTACTATACACATTTTGTTATACATGGTCAATCAACAGTAGATCAAAACAGACCTGATAATAGATGGAAAGGTGATGGTTTTGATAATGTTTATATCACATGGACATATGGATTAGCAGATCAAAACATAACATCATTAAAAAAAGTAATGAATGATTACTATGCATTAGGTGGTTGGGAAGGCGATAATGCTGGACCAGAAGATCCTGGTTGGTCATCTGGTGCAACAGCAATGTACATAGGTTGTAAGTTAGAAGAACCTAAAACATGTTACCTCATAGGTATGGATATGTACAGCACAACAGATTTCATAAACAATCTGTACAAAGAGACACAAGGTTATGTGTCAGCAGATGAGAGTGCCATAACCCCACAAAATTGGGTAGTGCAAATGGGTAGAGTTATGGTAAGATACAAAGATATACAGTTTATAAAGGTTAATCCTGATGAAAATAATAAGATATCAGAGAGAATGCCTCAATGGGATAGTTTACCTAATCTATCTTATATGAAAAAAAGTGAGTTTTATGCCAAATTATCCCTTGACTTTTAGTCTGGAATATGGTATAATAGAGTTATCAAGCAGACATACCCAGGTTCGAAACTGGTGTATCCGTCTGGCCGAACATTGCTTAAGAGGGCAAAAGGCATATTCTTGGAGGGTTATGGCCGAATGGCTGAAGACACCAAGGGTAGTTGTAAGTAGGGACTATCTGCAAAGCATGATGGACTCTTCCTGGAAGCTTGTGGGTAAATCCATAAATCCCACGGCGGGCTTGATAAATTTTACAGCAAAGAGTGAAAACTTTTATATATAGTAATGTCGCTAATATAGACAATACAAACACAACGAATACAAGGAGACAATATGTCATTCGCAAATCTAAAACAAAGTCGTGGTAACTTCGACAAACTAACTAAAGAACTAGAAAAAGTTACATCCCCAACAACAAATCAAAATTCATCAAGTGACGATAGATTCTGGAAACCAGAACTAGATAAGACTGGTAATGGTTATGCCGTTATTCGTTTTTTACCTGCTGTAGAAGGAGAAGAATTACCTTGGGCAAGAGTTTGGTCTCATGCCTTTCAAGGACCTGGCGGTTGGTACATTGAGAATAGTTTAACAACACTTGGTCAAAAAGATCCAGTAAGTGAAGAAAACAGTAAACTATGGAATACTGGTTCTGAAGCTGACAAAGAGATCGCTAGAAAAAGAAAACGTAAGTTATCTTATTTTACAAATATACTTGTAGTTTCTGATCCTGCACATCCAGAGAATGAAGGTAAAGTATTCTTATATAAGTTTGGTAAAAAAATCTTTGATAAGATTACTGAAGCAATGAAACCTGAGTTTGCTGATGAGAAAGCAATCAACCCATTTGACTTTTGGGAAGGTGCAAACTTCAAGTTAAAAATTAGAAAAGTTGATGGTTATTGGAACTATGATAAATCTGAATTTGAGGGTGCGTCTAAAGTAAAAGACACAGACGAACAAATAGAAGTATTATGGAAACAACAATTACCATTAAAAGAGTTTTCTGCTACCACAAACTTCAAATCATATGACGACTTGAAAGCCAAGTTTGAAAAAGTTGTTTATGGTACAGGAAAAACCACAACAGCAGACGAGATAGATATCCCACCTGTAAGTGCTGATGTGGAAGTTAGTGAGCCTAAAGTAGATGAACAACCTTTATCTGAAACCTCCCCTAGTGATGATGAAGACGATACTATGAATTACTTTAGCAAATTAGTCAACGACTAATCTCTCTCCTGTTCACTAACAGATAGGGTTGTGCCTTAATCCACACGCCGGCGTCCATGGTTAGACGCCACTTTTATTAGATAAATAGTCTCATGGATATATTTTTTGAAATACTTACACAATTTGGTTTACCCGTGGCAGCTGCAGCTATCATGGGGTTGTTTATCTATATTATATTAAAGTATATACTGTCTGGTGTTGTAGGACAAGTTGCAACAATTACTATGTTAATAACAGCCTTAGATAACAGAATTAAAACTATGAACCACGACATGATAAAACTAGATATACTAATATCAAGTGCTTTAAATTTAAGACCTGACCTAGATAGAATATCCAGATCAGATGGTAAAGAAGACGCAAGAAAAGACTAATGCTTGAAGTAGAAATAACATCACCTATTATTGAAATGTTAAATCAATATGGGTTTGCCACAGTAGCAGCAATTGCTATGGGTTGGTTTATATACTTTATATACAATTATGTGACTGGTCAAATAATTGAAAAATTAGACAAGGCACAAATGACTACAATAGCTCTAATTGATAGAATTAGAATGCTTGACAATGATCTTATAAGGTTAAGATCAAAACTTAACACCGTATTGGAGATGAGAGAAAATGAACAAAAAAATAACAAGCGTAGAAAATCAGATTGAATATCTTAAAGGTTTACAAACAGCAGGTATATTACTTGGTACAATAATTTTGACTTGTATATTTACCGTTGGATTTTTAACCATAATAGACTGGATTGTATAAATAGTTGTATGAAAGCACTAAAAATTTTGGTGCTAGGTCTATTTTATTATGTGCTTTCGACACCTAGTATCGCAAGCGAATTAGTACAAGAGTTTAGTAATCCATCATTTTCAGGTAATGGATATTCAACACATGTACTATCACTTGAACAATTAAGATATAGTAGAGAAAAGAACGTTAAAGATGACGCTAAGTCAGCGGCAGCGGCTGCCACACGAGCAGAAAATAATACTACAATCAATAAATTTATTAAGAATGTTGAAAGTCGTATCTATGCCAACTTATCTAAACAGTTGGTTGATAACATGTTTGGTACAGAGTGTTCAGGCACTTGTCCAACAAGTGGTACTGCTGAAGTAGAAGGTTCTACAATCTATTGGGTCAAAGATACCTCAACTGAAATAATCACATTAACCATAACATCACCAGATGGTTCAACAACAACCATGTCTGTGCCAGTAGGCGACTTTAAATTTTAATATGGAAACTATACCACAAATTGCAGCTGCAATGCTGCTTCTATGTTTACTAGGAGGTTGTGCTTCAAATCCGGCACTTAATGAAGACGGTTTTTATCAAGGTGAGACACCTTACACTATGGAAACTGACACTATGAAAAGACTGGAAAAGATTCCAGAATTAGGTCAACCACAAATTACAATTGCAGTTTATAGTTTTCCTGATAGAACAGGACAAAGAAAACCCAATACAAAATTTAGTCAATTATCTACAGCTGTGACACAAGGGCCTGAAGCATGGGTTATTAATGGTCTTAAAGCAGTTGGTGGTAATGATCCTTGGTTTATAGTTTTAGAAAGACAAGGTTTAGATTCATTAGTAAAAGAAAGACAATTAATAAGATCAACAAGAGAATTATATGATGGTGAAAGTGATACAAAAAACGTTTTAAAACCTCTAAAGTTCGCAGGACTTATAGTAGAGGGTGGTATTGTAGGATATGATACAAATATTACATCTGGTGGTGCAGGTGCAAGATATTTTGGTATAGGTGCAAGTGAACAATATCGTACAGACCAAGTAACAGTTTCGATAAGACTTGTTGCAGTACAAACAGGTGAGATATTACTTACAGTATCAGCAACAAAGACTATCGCAAGTTATTCAAGCGGCGGTGATGTATTCAGGTTTTTAGATATGAGTACAAAAGCGCTT